TGCAGTAAAATACGTATCCTACAAGATGATGGAATACTCTAATGTAGATGCTTATGCAAAGACATTCCCTCAAAGATTTGCTACCTTACAAGCAAAAGGTATGACTTCTAAAGATATATCTGCTTACGTAGCAGCTTACTCAAAAGGTAAGTTAGTTACATCAATACTTGAGCAGTCTCTTATTCCTTTCTGGCTCCTTAATCAGGATGCAAGACAGAAAGCATTAAATACTCAAGTAGAATTGATGCTTTACTCTAAATCAGATAGAGTAAGAGTAATGGCAGCAGATAGCGTATTGGCTCATACAGAAGAGCCTAAAGCAAGTGGTCCATTAATTAATGTAAATATTGGTAAGACATCAGCATTAGATGACTTAGAAAATACAATGGCAAAATTAGCAGAGATGCAAAAGAACACATTAGCTAATGGTAAAGCATCTTTGCAGGATATGCTAGAACAGAAAGTAGTAGAGGCTGAAGTAATAAATGAATGAACCAGTAGAAAAGAAAACATCATTAGATGATTATCTTGATAATGTAGATTATGTAAAGATAAATAACTATGTTCCTTCTGAGTTTGCTCTTAACTTTATGAACTTTATTAAACTTGTTAATGGTTCTGAAGGAGAGAGTAATAAAACACCTCCTATTCACTTAATGATGTTAGATAAACTAACAGAAAAGAATAAATATGTAGTTAATCTTTGTTATCGTGGTTCAGGTAAAACAACTGTATTTGCTGAATATTTACCTCTTTACTTAGCTTGCTTTAGAAAATTACCTAATCTTGGAACTATTGATGGTGCTATATATGTATCAGACAGTATGGAGAATGGCGTTAAGTCTTTAAGAAATAATATAGAGCATAGATATAATAATTCTGAGTTTTTACAGAAGTATTTACCTTATGGTCAACAGAAATTTACAGATTCTGCTATTACATTTACTAATGCAGATGGTAAAACCTTTGGTTTAAAGATGTTTGGTGCCACAACAGGTATTCGTGGTACAAAGATTAATGGTAAAAGACCTGTATTAGCTATATTAGATGACTTAATGTCAGATGAAGCTGCTAGGTCACCTACTATTCTTAAATCTATTAAGGATACAATCTATAAAGGTATTATGCCTGCTCTTGACCCAACCAAAGGAAGAGTTATTTTTAATGGTACTCCGTTTAATTCTCAAGATGTAATGGTAGAAGCAGTAGAATCTGGAGCATGGAATGTAAATGTATATCCAGTATGTGAGAAATTCCCTTGTGACCCTAAAGAATTTCATGGAGCATGGGAAGATAGATTTCCTTATGAAGTAGTAAAAGAGAAATATGACTTAGCTATTGGTACAGGACACCCTGATGCTTTCTATCAGGAGTTAATGTTACGTATTTCTTCTGCAGATGAGCGATTAATTCAAGAATCCGAGATAAGATGGTATTCAAGAATGTCCTTATTAAATAAGAAAGCTAACTTTAACTTCTATATAACTACTGACTTCGCTACTTCAGCTAGACAAACAGCAGACTGGAGTGTAATTTCTGTATGGGCTTACAATAGTAATGGTGACTGGTTCTGGGTTGATGGTGTATGTGAACAGCAAACTATGAATGATAATATAGACTGTTTATTTAGACTATGCCAGCAATATAGACCTATAAGTGTAGGTATAGAAGTTACAGGTCAACAGGGAGCATTTATACAATGGCTTCAAAAAGAAATGATGGAAAGAAATATATGGTTTAACTTTGCATCTAATAAAGGTAATACTCCTGGAATAAGACCTGAAACAGATAAACTTACAAGATTTAATATGGTAGTTCCTTGGTTCAAAATGGGTAAGATGTATTTTCCTGAGGAATTAAAGACAAGTAAAATTATGGGTGAGTTTATGAAAGAAATAAACTTATGTACTAAAGCAGGTATAAAAGGACATGATGATTGTATTGATACCATTAGTATGCTTGCTTATATAAATCCTTGGAAACCTTCATTTGAATCAGAAATAGAAATACAAGATAATACCAAAAGAAGTAAATACTGGATTCAGGCAGACATCCTTCCTACTGAGTCCTCTGAAATGGATTCTTATATAGTATGAGGTTAATATGGCTGATATTAAAAAATTAGTTCCTAAAGCAGATATGGTTAATGTGGATACTAATGTATCTCCTATAACATATACACCTGAACAGACTGCTTACACGTATGACCCTACAGTTGCTAAGGAACCAGTTAAAGAAGCTGCTGCTAGAGTACAGTATATAGTTTCTCCTGGTTCACAATATGCTGAACAACCTGTACAGCCACAACAAACCTATCCAGTATATAAGCCTGTAATTGTAAGTAAACCTAAAGAAACCAGTCCTGCTAATACTTCTAATAATCCTTCAACATTAGATGCTTTAAAGACAGTTAGCACTGTTAGAAATATTGCTAAAGGCTTATCTGAAAAACCTTCTGAAGCACCTCCTAGAGAACCCAAAGGATTTATAGATGGTTATTTAAATGATAAACACTCTCTTATTAATATGGGAGTAAGTGATGCAGTAAGACTTGTTACTTCTCCATATAATGTAGGAAAGATTATAATGGATTCTGATTCCATAGGTGATGGTATTATCAATGCTTATAAATATATGGGGAAAGAAAATCCTATACTTGGAAATTTAGCTTATATTTCAGATAAGCTTGGTATAGTTCCAGATGTAGTTAGACCTTATGTAGATAGCATATTAAAAAATAATGAACCTCTTAAAGAAAAGTCTGATTGGTGGAATGATAGACTAGAAAACCCTTCTCACCTTGGCTATGATGCTGCTGATGTAGCAACATTCTATATTCCTTATGCTACTGGAGCTAAAATTGCAGGTGGAGTTGCTAAAGCAGCTAAACTTGGTAAGACTGGTACAACTGTATCTAGAATTTCAGGTGGTCTTGCTGCAGATACAGGATTTGATTCTATTAAAGAGGCTACTAAAAAGTTTTATGAGGATAACTAATGTTAGTTAAAGATTATATTAATACTCTAGGTTTTGGTGTATTAAGCAACCTTGGTTCAGTTGTTGATGAAGATACTTTAAAAGTAAAGGAACCAGCTATACCTAGAATAATTCATTTTATTAATGAAGGTTTAATTAAGTTATATTCAGAGTTTCCTTTAAAGATAGATAGCTTATTCTTACAGGTACATGAAAGTAGAACCAATTACCCATTAACCTCTGAACATCAGATGACAGAGCAGGAATATGTAAGTGGCTGTCATTATTATGATAAATATATCTGGAAAGGATTTGAAGAAACTTTTCAAGATGACTTATTAAGTATTGAAAAGGTATTCTCTCATACAGGTAATGAAATTCCTCTTAATGCTATGAATAACAGATGGAGTGCTTTTACTCCTATGTATAATGTTTTAGAGTTACCTGCTAATTTCCCTGCTGGTATGGTTTCTGTATTATATAGAGCCAGACATAAGAAAGTTATTTATGAGGAAAATACTAATATTGAGTTACCTGATGTATTATTTGATGCTTTAGCTAATTACATAGCTTATAAGCTATATACAAATCTTAATACTGAGGTTTCAGTTCAAAATGCAAATAAATATTTAACAGAATATAATAATTTAATAGAATCAGTAAAAACTAATGGCATAGTTAATCCTGATTATAACCCTGACTTTAATAAGTTTTATGAAAGAGGATGGTGCTAATGTATTCAAGAGAATTTAGTACGAATGATACCAATAAAATACTAACAGATAGAATGTTAGGAAGAGCCTATGAGGTAGTTAAATATGTATATTCTAATTTAGATATTTTAGAAACCTATAAGGAAACTTATCATTATTTAGAAACCTATGATACTACCCTTAATAAGTTAAATGCTTCATTAAATTCTTTTAGTGAAAAGAATGGTTCCTTTATTGGTCATGATATGGGTGAAGTAGGTATTACCCCTACAGAGCAAGAATTTGTTGGTGATAACTTCTTATCAGCTATTACCCGTT